GATGTTGCTGGAGCTAGGGCATAGTGTTATAGCGTCAAGCCATGTCAACAACCTACAGATTAAGTTTGTCAACGGTGCGTTGCTGACGCTGAAGGGTGCTGATAGACCTGAGACTATGCGTGGTGTTAGCTTGAAGTTCTTGGTTATGGACGAATACGCTGACATGAAGCCAGAGGTGTGGGAGCAAATCCTACGTCCTGCTCTTGCGGATCAGAAGGGTGATGCGATGTTCATTGGTACGCCAATGGGGCGCAACCACTTCTATGACTTATACCAATACGCTAGTGTATCTGAGGACGAGACGTTTAAAGGTTATCACTACACGAGCTTTGACAACCCGTTGCTAGACCCTAAAGAGATCGAAGCTGCTGAGAAGAGTATGTCAGCCTTCTCATTCCGACAGGAGTTCATGGCAAGCTTTGAGGCCCACGGTAGTGAACTCTTTAAAGAAGAAGATGTTAAGTTTAGCGAGGAAGAGCCTTCTGACGGTGAGTATTATATTGCCGTGGATTTGGCTGGATTTGCAGACGTTCAAAAAGTCACTACCAAAACTAAAAGACTTGATCAGACAAGCATTGCTGTGGTTAAGGCTGGGACTGCTGGTTGGTGGGTTAGTAATATCATACATGGGCGCTGGGGCGTTGAAGAGACCGCCAGACGTATCTTCGAAGCGGTACGAGACTATCAGCCAGTTGCGGTTGGAATTGAAAAAGGAGCGTTAAAGAACGCTGTATTCCCTTATCTGAATGACGAGATGAAACGCAACCAACGCTTCTTCCGCATAGAAGAACTCACCCACGGTAACAAGAAAAAGACAGACAGAATCGTGTGGGCGTTGCAAGGACGCTTTGAACACGGCAACATTACATTAAACAAGGGCAAGTGGAATACTCAGTTCCTAGACGAGTTGTTTCAGTTCCCTAATCCTTTAGTCCATGATGACTTGATAGACTCCTTAGCGTACATAGACCAGTTAGCCAAAGTCTCTTATGCTTATGACTATGAAGAAGAGGACTACGAATTCTTAGATAAATACGCAGGATATTAACTATGGAACTAGAAGGCGCAGACAACTTCACCTTAGAGCAGGACATTGAAGGTTGGGTAATGGACAAGTGTGATGATTGGCGAGATCATTACGAAGCCAACTACTCCGACAAATTTGAAGAATACTACCGCCTCTGGCGTGGTCAGTGGTCAGCACAAGACCAGACCCGTCAGTCAGAGCGATCTAAAATTATTTCTCCTGCACTACAGCAGGCTGTGGAGTCCTCAGTTGCAGAACTAGAGGAAGCTACCTTTGGCCGTGGTAAGTGGTTTGACATTAAAGATGATGTCAGAGATCAGAACCCTGCTGACATTGCAGCCTTGCGTAGCTACTTGGAAGAAGACTTTGCAAAGAACAGAGTCCGTAAGAACGTAGCTGAGTGCCTAATCAACGCAGCAGTGTTTGGTACAGGTATTGCAGAAGTTGTTATAGAAGAAGAAAAAGAAATGGCTCCTGCTACACAGCCTGTTATGGGCGGTGAGTTACAGGCAGTAGGTGTCACCATCAAGGATCGCACTTGTGTTAAGCTGCGTCCTGTCATGCCACAGAACTTCCTGATTGATCCAGTAGCGACAGACATTGACTCTGCACTGGGCTGTGCTGTAGACGAGTTTGTGTCTAGCCACTTGGTTGAGCAGCTACAAGAGAAGGGTGTGTACCGTGATGCACCTCTAGCAGAAGCCACTACTGACTTCAACCTAGAGCCTGATCAAGACCTCACTAGCTTTTCAGAGGACAAGATTAGACTGACCAAATACTACGGCCTTGTTCCTACGCACTTGCTTAAAGAAGCTATGGCAGACGCTGACGCAGAGGAAGAGTTAGTAGAGCTTGACAGCGAAGAAGAAGAAGGGTATTACACTGAGGCTATGGTTGTTATCGCTAACGGCGGTACTTTGCTAAAGGCTGAGAAGAACCCATACATGATGCAGGATCGTCCTGTTGTCGCATTCCCTTGGGATGTCGTTCCTAGCCGCTTCTGGGGCAGAGGGGTATGTGAGAAAGGGTATAACAGCCAAAAGGCGTTAGACGCAGAACTACGCGCTAGAATCGACGCTCTTGCCCTAACCATCCACCCAATGATGGCTATGGACGCTTCTCGCATGCCTAGAGGCGCTAAACCAAGCATACAGCCGGGGAAGACCATCCTAACCAACGGCAACCCTGCTGAGATTCTACAGCCATTTAACTTTGGTAACGTAAGTCAGATTACCTTTGCACAGGCACAGTCTCTACAGACTATGGTGCAAACAGCCACAGGCGCTATTGACTCAGCAGGCATTGCTGGTTCTATCAATGGCGAAGCTACAGCCGCTGGTGTCTCCATGTCACTAGGCGCTATCATTAAGCGTCACAAGCGTACCCTGATTAACTTCCAAGACTCTTTCCTGATTCCATTCGTACAGAAGGCTGCTTACCGCTACATGCAGTTTGAGCCTGAGCTATACCCAGTAGCTGACTACAAGTTCCACACCTCTAGCTCGCTAGGCATTATTGCCCGTGAGTACGAAGTAACACAGCTTGTACAGTTGCTACAAACCATGTCACCTGATCAGCCTATGTATCCTAAGCTGGTAACATCTATTATTGACAACATGAACCTGTCTAATCGTGAAGAGTTGATTGCTACGCTTGAGCAGGCTAATCAGCCTAACCCAGAAGCACAGCAGGCAGCACAGGCAGCACAGCAAGCTCAGTTGGCATTCCAAGCCTCACAGACTGCTGCACTACAAGGACAGGCGCAAGAGTCACAAGCTAGAGCGCAGAAACTGATAACTGAAGCACAGGCGATACCAGCAGAGCTTCAGATTGATCGTATCAAAGCAGCCACTACTAACCTCAAGGCTGGTGACGCAGATGACAAAGAGTTTGAGAAGCGTCTAAAGATTTCAGAGCAGTTACTGAAAGAAAGAGAAGTAGCAGTAAAAGAGGGTAATGTTGCTAATCAGGCAACTCCTCCACAACCACAAGGACTACAGTAATGGTAAGCACCAGAGATTTAGAGAACGTAGTAGCTCAAGTAAATGTAAAGTTTGACGAGCTATTTAAAAAGATTGTACAGCTTGAGCAACAATTAGCTGAGAATACAGGAGAGAAAAAGAATGCCAGCAAAAAAAGACCCAAGACTAGCTAGGGCAGGAGTAAGTGGTTATAACAAGCCCAAGCGTACCCCTAGTCACCCAAAGAAAAGCCATGTTGTTGTGGCGAAGGAAGGTGACAAAATCAAGACGATTAGGTTTGGAGAACAGGGGGCAAGCACAGCAGGAAAACCCAAGGCGGGTGAATCTGCTCGTATGAAGGCAAAGCGTAAGTCCTTCAAAGCACGACACGGCAAGAACATAGCAAAAGGCAAGATGTCTGCGGCATATTGGGCAGATAAAACTAAGTGGTAAACATTTATATGTACATAAAAGTGGTTTAAGTCTACATATATATGCACATTGTCACTGTACATATAAACACAATAGGAGAAAGACATGCCATACGGTAAAGGTACATACGGTAGTAAAGTAGGTCGTCCACCTAAGAAGAAAAAGGCAGCACCTAAGAAGAAGCCAGTTAAAAAAGGTAAGTAATATGCCAGCCAAAAAGTCTACAGTAAATAAAGCAGGGAACTACACTAAGCCCACCATGCGGAAAAACTTGTTCAACAAGATCAAAGCAGGTACTAAAGGTGGCAAGGCTGGTCAATGGTCTGCTAGGAAAGCTCAGATGTTAGCCAAGGAGTACAAGGCAAAAGGCGGAGGCTATAAGTAATGGCACTAAAAGAATCACAGAAGTCTTTAAAAAAGTGGACAAAACAGAAGTGGCGTACACCGTCTGGTAAGCCTAGTGGTAAGACTGGAGAGGTTTACGCACCTTCTAAGACAATCAGCAAGCTGAAGTCCACAGCAGCAGGGAAGAAGAAACTAGCGGCTGCTAACAAGAAGAAACGAGAGGCTACGGCTAAGGGCAAGCAACACGCTAAACATGGCCTCCACAAGGGCAAGAAACGATGAAGGGTCAGACTCACGGTGGTAAGGGTAGCTCCCAGCGCAAGACAGACTCAAAGAAGTTTGCAGCTAACTGGGATGCCATATACAACAAACCAGCACAAAAGTCAAGTAAAAATAAGAAATAACGCTTGACTTTTTTAATCGTTTATGATATAATAAGTAGTATATTAGGTGTTTATAACTCATTAATGATTACTTAACTTAACTGTCCTTATAGGAGAAACAGTTTGATTGACCCTAAACTAGAACTATATTACCGTAACATGAGAGATATGTTTCGTTCAGAAGGTTGGAAACAGTTGTTAGAAGACCTTAACTCAAACGCGGTATTGATTAACTCAGTAGAAGTAACTAAAGACTTAGAAGACCTGCACTTTCGTAAAGGCCAACTCTCAGTCATAGCGAACATACTAAATTTAGAAGCTCAGATTGACACAGCAGAGCAGCAGCAACTAGAAGACGCAAAAGAATAATGCGTATTATGGTTGAGTTTAAGTGTGAAGACGGACACATTAACGAAAGATTTGTTGATTCCGAATGTACACATATACCCTGTTTAGACTGTGGCAAGATAGCTAACAGAATTGTAAGCGCAGTGCGTTCCAAGTTAGACCCTATCTCTGGCGATTTTATGGGTGCTACCAGACAATGGGAAAGGAACAGGGCACAAAAGCTACAACAAGAGCGCAAGGCCAACTCCTAACCGAAGCCCTGCATAATACACCTCCATAATGAGAATACTCACGGAGTTTAATAATGGCAACACTTATAGACGAGCGTCAAGAAGACGAAGTAGAAATCAACGAAGAAGAAGAAGTAGTAAGTCAAGTGACTGAGGAACCTCAAGTAGAGGCAACTCCTCAAGAACCAGAGCAAGACGACATCCCTGACAAGTACAAAGGAAAGTCAACGGCTGAAATTGTACGGATGCACCAAGAGGCTGAGAAGTTACTAGGCCGACAGAGCAGTGAAGTAGGGGAACTACGGTCTGTTGTTGATAACTACATTCAGACACAACTCGACACAACACCAGCAACCCAAGAACCTGAAGAAGAAATAGATTTTTTCTCTGATCCCGACAAGGCTGTCGAAAGAGCAATTAAGAATCATCCTTCAATCAAAGCTGCTGAACAACAAACACAGCAGTACAGGCAACAGACAGCGCAGGCTCACTTGCAACAACGTCATCCCGACATGAGAGAGATTCTGCAAGATAGTAAGTTTGTTGACTGGATTAAAGGATCAAAGATTCGTACTCAGCTCTTTGCACAAGCGGATACGCAGTATGACTATGAAGCTGCTGACGAGCTTTTCACTAATTGGAAGGAACGTCAAGGCGCAGTAGCTCAGACTGTAGCTAACGAGAAAGCAAGCAGGAAAGAAGCTGTTAAGACTGCCTCAACAGGTGGTGCAAAAGGAAGTGGTGAGACAGCAACTCGCAAAATCTATAGACGCTCAGACATTATTAAACTAATGCAAACTGACCCTGATAGGTATTTAGCTTTATCTCCAGAAATTGAGAAGGCTTATGCTGAAAAGAGGGTTAGATAACTAATCTCTTATAGGAAGTATTATCATGGCTACATCAGTATATCCCGCAATGGGCGGAGCAGTAGACAACACTAGCGCAGCTACTTTTATCCCAGAAATCTGGAGTGACGAAGTAATTGCTGCATACAAGAGCAATCTTGTAATGGCTAACCTCGTTAAGAAAATGAGCATGACTGGTAAGAAAGGTGACA